GTTTCTATTCCTATATAACAAAACCTAACCTAACCTGAAATATTTCAAAAAGATTTTTCAAATACGTCAAAAATACAGAATTTTTATTTTCTGGGTTAGAAGTGATGAAAATATAGCCCTTATAAGGGTTTCCGTCTAACCTGACAGAAGTTAGCTCAGGTTAGAAAGTGCCAAAAATGTTGAAAGAATGCGGGTTTAGAGCTAACCTGACAGAAGTTATGTATTATATGTCCCATATATAATAAAAACTTGTTACTTTTTATTACCTTGGTATATACTTCGCGAATGCCAAAAGGAACATCAGGAAACATATCAGGTAAAAACGACAAGCATCTAACGCCTAAGCAAATGCTTTTTGCTAAGGAATACGTGTACAACGATGGATCCAAAACACAAACAGAGTGCGCGCTTGCTGCTGGCTATGCTGATACATCTGCAGCCGTCAGGGCTTCGGAACTTTTGAATCCACAGAAGTACCCGCTTGTGGTTCGGTATATACAAGGTCTCCAGGCAGAGCTGGACAAGAAGTATGAGGTAACGTTTAGTCGTCACGTCAGAGAGTTAGCCAAGATTAGAGATCAGGCCATAGACAAAGGCAATCTCACTGCAGCAGTATCGGCAGAAGTACAACGAGGTAGAGCAGCTGGTCTGTATGTAGAACGTAAAGAAGTTAGAACAGGTACGTTGGATTCTTTAAGTGAAGTAGAGATAAGGGAACGAATAGAGAAACTACTCGGAGACTATAAGCCTTTGCTTGAGGCAGAAGATGCCCTTATTGTTGAATAGCTCGCTTGTTTCTTTGCTTGTAGGCCTTTAACTTTCTTACCCATTTCACAGGTCTTTTCTTCCCGTCAGCCATGTAGCTATCGGGATTAGTTTCTTGCCATTCTTTGTATGCGTTTTTTAAGTCCATCAGTCGTAACTCCCTAACATATCTACAAAGTCCCTAAGGGTGTCTTCCTCAGGTTCTATGTCTTTATCATCATAATCTTCCCAAGAGATTGTATCAATAGCTTGCTTGTGTGTTTGTACTAACGTATCGGCTACGTCCTGCAGCTTGTTTACCAGACGTGGGTGAGTATCTGCTGGGCAATCAATACACAGTTTGTACTGTCCGTTCTTGTTCTTGCTGTCTATCTTTAAAAATACAGCTAGGTCTCCCAACTGTCCACGCCTGAATATTTGTACCACAGCTTTAGCTTGCGGTTTATCTAAGTATGCTATGCGTCTTTTCATAATTGCTTTATCCTCTTTTGGTTCTCCTTCGGTGGGTTTAAGTCTAGGTAAAGCTCGCTTGTTAGTTCTTTCCTTTGTTCGGGCGTTACCTGGCTGGTGATCCGTATGTCACGCTTTTTTATGTTACCTGTTTTCCAATAAATACTTTCGGGTGGATCCATTTTTAAAGTCCACTCTATTGTTCCGTGCTTATCAGAATCAAAGTGCATGGTGGGGTGGCAATCAAATCTGCCTTTGTAGAGTTCAGTCATTGAATTGCATGTAAGGCGTTGCTCGTTTCTTCGCAACCTCTAAATCGTCCGTACCTAATCGTATAGTTGGACGGCTAGAGTCTGAGCAAACCAATACATACTCCCCGCTTAATTTGTCTAAAATGTACTCTTTCGTCATTTTAAATCCTCTGTAAGTTTGTTAATGATTTCACTAATTACTAATTTATGCAATTTTTTGTTGTTAAGAATCGCTTGTTGTTCTGTGTGTAAATAGACTAAAGGTAATCCCTGCGAATTTAAAACAACGTTGTATTTCACCCATTGTTCACAACAATTTACGTACTGCGTTCCTATCCCTGTAATTTTTTGTAAGTCCATTAGCTTTGCTCCTTTTCTCTCCATTCCATAAACCAATCTGCAACTTTTCCAATATCAGCCACGTCTTTACTTATATCCCAATAATCAGCATCAGCATCATATCCCATATCAATTTTTATTTGTTTTGCTTCGTCCTCGGTATTATCAATAGACTGTAATCTATTTAATTGAACCATACGCGATTCGTAAAAATCTTCAAATAATTTAGCCATTGTTCCTTGTTTCCTTAATTAATCTGTTTAAATACCACTCTGCTTTGAGCAAGTCCTCAAGGCCGTTCTTGTGTTCGTGTCGGGTAACATACTTGATGATGTTACCCTCCAAGAATCCTAGCTTGTGAGACTGTATGTAGTCCGTGGTCTCTATACCTTTCTTGTAGTAAGAAGGATTTATGTTGTCTTCGCTCATTTTGGAAACTCTTCCGTATATCCGTGAAACCAGTTTTTGCCTCGTGTGTCTTTGCGTTGACAATGTGCCTGAGCTTCTTCCAAAGTTAAGCCTTTCATAACAGGTCTTTGACTTCGTACAGGAAAGCCGTCTCGGTCTTTCTCAAATTTAATTATTTTGTACGTTCTTTTTCTATCGCTTGGTATAGCCATTGTTAGTTTTCTCCATGGTATTTATCTTCTACAGTTAAGCAATAAACGTGTTCACCATTATCGGTGTCCTCGCATATTTCTTTTGTACCTTGTGGTTCTTCTCTAAATACTTCTACATCACAAACTAATCCGTTCCACATATTTATTACTACGTAAACTTCTTGCATGTCTCCTCCTATATCCAACATTTATAACCAGGGCAATCGTCTAGCGTTTCGCCACAATGCTCGCAATATTCTTCTTCGTTCATACTGCATTCTCCTTGTTGTATTCAGTACAAGGTATCAAGTCGTCCAATCCATAATGCTCGTAGTTATCTTCGTGAGGAAGCCAATTCTCTTCTCCCTGTTCGATTATTTGGTCTAGTGACCAAGCACCTATTACATCATCTAAGACTTCATATTGTTCTTTTGTAATTGGTTTCCAATCATAAATAGAAACAATCCTCATGCCTCCCCACCAATCATTATTACTGTCTTGTTCAATGTAATGCCATTGCCAACCAAGAAAACTTTCCTCCCAAAAGTTTTTATTGTTTCTCAAATCTTCACTGGTCATTGTGGTTTCAACTGGAACATAATCATAATATTCATGGTCTCCATCACGACAAGAATCTTTTATTAAAAAATAATTTAACATTTTTTTCTCCTGTAATTATTGAAGTGTCAGTTTTTAATATGGAACTGACAAACCATACCTACGCTACCTAGCAGGTTGTAAGCCTAGTGATACAGTAAGGGTAGCTTTCTCCTTACCAACTCTAGGATTTAAAAAGTGTGTAGCTAGGGTAAAGAGTTCGCAATTTTATCCTTACGTTTCCTAGGTCGAACACCTAGCTACACTAATAGTTTTTTAGTCCCGAAGTAACTACTAACTCCTCCAACAGCAACTTGAACCATAGGTTTTTATAGTGCCTGTCAACACTTTTTATCTATTTAGGTTATAAACAGAATACAAAGAAAACCTAAATAGTTAAAACTTTTATTTTATAACTTGTAACTTGTACTTAGTATGTTCATAGTTTTGTCTATAAGGTGTTATACAAACAATTCTAGAACCTTTACGATACATTTTAAATATATCTTCTTTGTGACTATGACACTCTAAGTACCTATACTTATTGTCTTTTAAGTATCTTTTAACACTATATAAACTTTCAAATAGTTTCATAGTTCTCCCTCGTTGTTGTGTGAGCATTATAGCCACAAGTGGTTAAGCCTGTCAAGCCATACGCCCACACGTATTTTTACTTTATCTCCATCTAACTTTTCCATCAAAGATATTATTATCTTTATCTACAAGTTCAACATTATAGACCAACGTAGATACACTCCAATTTTTAAGTTTAAGTCCTTCAAGTTTAGCTTGTTTTTTCAAATGTTTTTCTACTATTTTATTATTTATATTTTTCATAGTTATTTCCAATTTAAGTGTTTGTGATTGATAATATAATCTCTAGGGTTTTGAGTAAAACCAAAATCTTTATACCATTCTCTTTTTCTTTTTTGTGATGGTGTGTAGGTGAATGACTCACAATCTCTACGCCATTGCACAAATGCTAGAGTTTTAAATTTATCTAGAGACATTCTAGCTCTGTGATTGTTGGAACGCATAGTAACCCACTTCCTGCCAATCTTTATTTCATAAACTCTATTACCATATTTACCCATAAAGAAAGTTTTAAACCAATCAGACATCTGTGGATTTAATAATCTTTCTTGACGTTCTGGTGTAATAGTTTCTAATAGTTCTTCAATCTGTTTCATTGGTGACCTCCCGAACTTCACGCAACACTTGACCAATTTCGAACCGAGTATAATAACCTAATGGTAATATTTTTAATCGGTCTAAGACCTGCTCGTAAGCGTCATGGTCTTTTTCTACTTTTTCGCTATTAATATCTGTATAAATATTAAAATCATATCGGTTATTGTAGACTGGAAAAACCTCGACAATAACATCATGGTTAAACAATAAATGTCTTGTAGCCATATTTACTCCTGTATATAATCTTTGCACCATTGCAAAGCTGACACCACTTTACCGAGCCTTGCAATCCTTGTCAAGCCATACGTACACGTGATATAATCTTTATATGTCGTTGCAATCCTTTCTTTATCTTATCTATACTGTATATTTATACATGTGTCTTAGTGTTTTAGTGGTATATAACACTAGTTGAAATTGTCACAAGATTGTCACAAATAAATATTTGACATTGCGAAAGTTGTTGGTATTTTAGGGCTCAAGGTTTCGCAATGGTGCGGAACTAAAACCAAAATACAAAAGGAGTATTTGAAATGAAAACAAAAATAAATAATATAAAATCTTTTGATGTCTATATGGCACAAGCAAAGGAAAACTACGAAAAGATATTAAATGAATCTGAGGAGGAGCAAAACGAAATAATATCCCCTCGCTTTGTTGATGCTTTGAGTAACCATCTAGCGAATACAAAA